TTAGAATTCTAACCTTTAGAAACGAAACACTTCACAAACAAAACGAAAAACAAACACAAGAAATAATTGAACTTAGAAATGATAACAGAAAACTTGCACAACAAGTTGACGATTATGTATCAAAACTTAGAGAGAATGGAGTAATTTAATGGAAATGAGAATGAAGCGAGGAGATAGTTGGTGTCATATCCCTGACTATTCAAAACACACAATAGAAGAAACGGAGAAAGGAGTAAATATTACAATTTATACCTATAGCGGCAACGTTCATGAATACATCTGTGAAGATAAGGAAAGGATGAAGAACGGAGAGTGGGCTAAAGGTTATAGAGAGTGGAAGAAGAATGGACTCCAGTAATGAACTAGCCTATTTAGCAGGCGTGTTCGATGGAGAAGGTTCCTTTGGAGTGTGGTCAAGAGGTAAAGATAAGAAAAAAGGATTTAGAGCCACTATAGAAATGACTGATGCAGATGTAATTATGAAATTTTTAGTCTACTTCCAAGCAGGACAAATTCTTTTTATTAAGCCTAGAGAAGAACATTACAAACCATGTTACCGATGGAAAGTTGATTTAGAAAGAGCAGTTGAAGTTGTAAGAAAAATGCTTCCTTATTTATCAAAGCGAAGACAAATACAGTTTCACGAAACCGTAGGTAAATATGAAAATAGGAGTTAAAAGAGAAATTGCGAAAGGTCTTTTAAGTAAGAAAGGATATTATATATTGATGGCTATTTTATTGTTTATGTTGGTTTTTAGTTTTTTAGGACTTCTTAAATCTATGGAATTTGATTTCTGGCAGACAGGATTATTTGCATGAAGTTTCCTTTTGAAATAAGAATGGCTATTTTAATTTTTGTAGGCGGCTGCGTGCCTGTGTTAATTACTCAATTTTATATGTGGGCCTTTGAATGTGGATTTAAAACAGCTGCAACGTATACATTTATTAGTTGTATTCCTATAGCAGCGTGGATGGCTTCAAAGATTAATGAAAGGTGGCATGATGATCGTGAATAAAGAAGACTATGAAGTTTTAGGAGAGTGTATCGTAACCGACCAGGTTCCGGCAGCTTTGGTAGCGGACTACTTTGATGACGATAAGTTTAAAAAGTGGTATATGAAGCGATATGGACATAAAAGCAAGAGTAAAAAAGGCGGTAAACACCGATAATATCCTTGATCTAATCGTGGATATGTCGCTTATTTTATTTGATGTTTTAAGTTCGCCGATATTGATTGTTATGAGAGTAATTAGATATTTTTTTAATAAGTTTATAAGAGGATATTTTAAAAGAGGAATCAAGTGGATTGTAAATAGAATATGAAAAAACTAATAGATAAATTTCACCTATGGCACCTGATGTATAGAACTGAGATTGTTATTTTTACGATTGGTTTTATACTAGGTGCTATAATACTGTGAACTGCTGGCATTGTAACACAGAATTAATATGGGGTGGCGATCATGATATTGATGAACAATATGATGATACGTATTCAATGGTTACTAATTTAAGTTGTCCAAAGTGTGATTCATTTGTTGAGGTTTATTACCCAAGTGAAAAAACATTAGAAGATTATAAAAAACATGAAACTAATTTTTCTAATGATTTAAAACATCATGAAGAAATGTACGGGGAACAGGAACAAAAAGAACTCAAGGAGTCTTACAAACAATCTTTAGTTAATAAAAAAGAAAGAGAAGAAAATAAAGTGGAATAAACTCAAAATGAACACTTAAAAAGTAGAAAATAGGACTTGACAAATATCCTATAATAACTTATAAAAACCATATGAAAGATAAAAATAACAAACAAGAAAAGAAAAAAGGTGAAAAATATGGATACTAACGCACAAAACAATGCTTATAAGATCAGATATTATTCTAAATCAGATGGCAAAAATGTTTTAAGGCCTTATAATCCTAAAAGACAGTATGAATTTGTTGCAAAAGGTACTGGCAACTTAATCAAATGTTATTGGGATGAAAAAAAGGGTCAATGGAGAAGATCTATTATTGAAAATATAGTCTCTATTAAACCTGTAAAGAGTAAAAATAAAAAAAGAAAGTAAATAGAAAGTGAGAACCAAACACTCAAAAGATCGTGGTGTTAAGGAGAAGATCCTTGCATTACGAAAAGAAGGACACTCTTACAATTTTATTTCAAAAGATTTAAATGTAAGTAAAGGTAGTGTTTCTTATCATTGTGGAGAAGGACAGAAAAATAAAACTTACGCTCGACTTATAAAAAGAAAAGAAGGTATCTGTGGAAAAATTTATAGTTTTATTTACACACCACGAAAACCCTATAACGAATCCCCTTACACATTAGGCCCTATTCGTAAAAAGGCTAGAAATTTTGTTTATGGAAAAAGTATCTTAAAAAGAAAAGCTTCCTATAAAGAAAACAAAGAAGCCCTTAAACACCCCAATCAAAAAGTATGGTCTTATCTTGGAAAAATATTTCCAGGAATTAAATCTGAACAAGATGATATTCAAGCTTTAAACCAATGGACAAACAAACCCGATTTTGAAAATAATCAACCCCTTAGGTTCCCTTACATGCGTTGCAAAATTAATGGTGATGTATACAATGTCAAAGGTAGCGATATTGAAGCCGATCACATTGATGGAGATAGAAGAAATAATCATATTGATAACTTCTCTTTTATTCATTCCACTTGTAATCAGATGAAAGGCCGAATGAAATATAAAAAACTTTATGAAACAATCTGTAAAGTTAAAAAGAATTTAGAAAAATATAAGGAGTTTTGGAACAAATGAAATGGAATAAACAATACAACTACCCACCTTGTGTGCGTAGTACAACGGATGGTCTTAGAACTTATGATATTGGTAACGAAAAGTTACCAAGTGTTACAACTATATTATCTGCAACCCAGAGCCCTGAGAAGATGGAATCTATTAAGAGGTGGAAAGAACGTGTCGGCGAGGAACAAGCGACAAGGGTCAAGAATGAAGCTGCCTCTCGTGGTACAAATATGCACAAGCATCTAGAAAAATACATCTTAGGAGAAGGACACGCTGATCTTACGGAAGAGGGTAAATTAGCGAAAAAGATGTCTGATACCATTATTGAAGAGGGTTTAAAAGATATGTCAGAAATATGGGGGTCTGAAGTAACTTTGCACTATCCGAAACTCTATGCCGGTCAGACGGATCTTGTTGGAACGTATGATTATGAAGATAGTATTGTAGATTTTAAACAATCTAACAAATTAAAACGAAGAGAATGGATTGAGGATTATTTTATGCAATTAGGAGCTTATGCTATGGCCCATAATCAAGTTTATAAATCCGAGATAACTCAGGGTGTTGTTTTGATGTGTACCCCTGACATGCAGTTCCAAAAATTTCAAGTTAAAGGGCAGGAGTTTATCAATTATCAGCACAAGTTTCTAGCTAAAGTTGACCAATATTATAAGATTAAAGGCTAAAATGTCCATTTTGGGTTGACCCGTTTTGAACAGTTTTCTTATTGACTATCCTACATAATATGGTACTATAACAATATGAAAGCAAAAGACATAAAGATTTCCATATCCAATGCTGAAGCTGGACAATTACTATCTCTTAGATGTGAGCTTAATTTATTGAGTAAACAATGGAGGCCTTACGGCCCCATAATTAAAGTTGATGGAAATTTGCCAGAGATGAACAATAAAAATCTTAAAATGAAAGGTTCTAGCAGCGGACGTATTGCTAAAAAATGGGTTAAAAACTTATCAAGGTGGTAATGAAAAACAAAGATTTAATGGATTATAAAAAATTTCATAAATTAATGGTAACCCAGTTAAAAGTTCCAAGTGTCAAACGTTCAAAGTCTCAAGATTCCGGCATCAAATTACAAGATCCAAAACGTAAGCCTCATCTAAAATTTAAAAAAGATGCCAGCTCGAAGTAAATATAATTACATCATTACAGAAATCCACAACGAGTGGTGCCGTGCAAACGGCTATCCTGTAAGGCCTTGTTTAAACAGGAAAAAACCTCCGACAACTACTTTTTTAAAAAATAAATTAATCCAAGTGTTGCACAAATGTGACAGTAATGTGGCAAAAATGTAACAGTTTAGGGTTGTACGGGGTGTTTTTTACGTACAACCGAAAACCCAAAATGGACGATAATGTGGCCAAAATGTGGCGAGATTCAGGTCAAATGTGGCAAGATTCGGGCAGCAAGGGACAGGGAACTGGGGGCTCGTACAACCCAAAAAGTCAAAAATGGCCATTTTACGCCAAAGTTGTACGACCTATATGTTTTTCAAAAGTTAAATTTTTCAAATCAGTACTTTAAAAAACCGTACAACCGTACAACTGGTACAACCGTACAGGGGCCGCGCGGAAACCTCAAAGTGGTTTTTATGCTTTAATATTTTTAAAAAACATATAGGGGTCTATTTTATAATGACTGAAGAAAACTTTTTTGATATGTTCAACAGGGTACACAACCCAGACTATTATTATGGCCGTAAAAAAATCGAAAAGAAAAAACCCAAAAAGAAGAAAGCTTACAGTCGTAAGTCAACCAAAAGATTTCCCGTATTTAAAGTACAGAGTTGAGTGGATAGACATCATTGGCGACTCAGGATGGGCTGATGAAGATAGATTTGATAAGATGACTTTAGCTAAACCGGTTAATGAAGGATGGATCTATGAGAAGAATAAAAAACATATTAAGATGTTTGCTTCTTACGATAAGGACGAGGACGGTTATGTGTTTGGAGATCGTACTATGATTCCCAGATCTTGTATTACAAAAATAACTAAACTGAATTAGGTTTTGAAGAATTTTTTATTTCAGGCTCTGTTATATTCTTCGGTGGTTTTGTTGGCGGTGTCTCTTTCTTATCTTCTTGCTTATTACCTTTGAGTCTTATCTGTTTTTGTTTTTCTTTAACCGTTTCTTTAACTTCTTTTATGTCTGTACCCTCTAGGATTGGGCTATATTGATCTAATATCTCTTTCATACGTTTCTCTAGATCTTCTTCTGATAGATCATCTAGCTTACCTGTTCTTATAATCTTCTGTTCAATATACAATCCCGCAGCCTTGCCTCTTGCCACTTCAGCATTTACAGCAGCAGACCAGGCACCTTTTTTCAATGCAGCTTGTCTAATTTGAGCCAGTTCAGATATATGTTTTTCAAATGTTACAGAATATTTTCTTTGATTTTCTTCCCTAAGCTCCCCTATGTATTTAACCACAAGTGGATATCTCTTTGGGTTTTGTAGTTCATAAGCTCTAATTCTAGCAGCTTCTCCATACCCTGCTTCTTTTGCACATTCTGTGCCATTTAATCTACCCTCGTTTGAAACCAAAAGTTGAGCAAATTTCATTTGTTTTTCTGTTAGTCTTTTAGGAACTCCCATATATATTGACTTTTACGCTCAATAACGCTAAAAGTCAACATATGATAAGTGGAAAGATGCTGGCTCAGCAGCTTGAGAAATTTTTAACTTCACCTGTATGTCAAAATGCTAGGGTGCAAGTTAAATTACCAACAGGAGAGTTTAGATCTCCAGACGGTTTTTTTGATGTAAAGAAGATGTATTTGTTGCAGAATAATTTGATTGGTGCACGTGAAACACATAGAATTGTTTTAGAAATTACGCCTGAGAATTGGAAAATGCAGAAGCCAAAAATTAAGTTGTAGTGGCAAAGCCAGAAACCAAGTTTTGGCAATACTGGAAAAAGAACACCCCTAATATTGTTTGGACTAGGATTGAGAACACAGGTAGTTTTGGCACACCTGATCTGTTGGGATATAATAAAAATAAACATTTCTTTACTGTTGAACTTAAAGTTGCATACAAAAATAAAGTTCGCCTGTCCCCTCATCAAATAGCATTTCATATTCAACACCCTGAAAATGCTTTTATATTGGTTAAAGCTGATGACGCCTGTCGCTTGTATCTTGGTAAACAGGTGAAGGAACTCCTCGCCTGTGGTTGTTCGCTTGCGCCTGTCGCTTGTGGATTGGTGGATTGTCGCTTGTGGTTGGAATCCTTAGGACAATAGTCCTCTAGCTTATTCGTAATGGGCATTGTGGGTTATTCTTGGTTATTTAACTTCTTCTAACATATCAGGAGATAAATCTTCGTGCCAAAAAACAATATTGTTTTCTATATCGTGATCTGCTTTTTTTAACTCTTCTTTTGTATAGGTATCTAAATACCCCCAATTTGAATGACCATAATTGTCTCTACAATAATCGTCTATATATTCGCTGTGATCTCTTGCCATATTATCCCTTCTGCTCGCTCGCTTGTTGATTTTTCCAACCTTTAAATTTACATAATAATTTATCTCTATCATTATTGAATTTTTCAAGGTCTTTACTATTAGTAATTGGTTTTAACTCTAATTCTAATAATTTTTTTCTATATTCTTTTAAAGTCATATTATCCCTTCTGCTCGCTCGCTTGTTGGTTTAGAGGAAAATCGTAAAACTCCCAATCATCTTCACATATCTGTACTTTAAATTTATTAGGTAGTAATTTTTCATTTACTCCAGTTAAGCACTCAAATAATTGACTAAAATTCTCACATACTACTTCTTGTCCCTTATCATTTGTTATTCTTACATAGTTATTATTCATATTATCCCTTCTGCTCGCTCGCTTGTTCTTCAATAACTTCTACCTCTAAATCAGTACAATCAAAGTCATCTTTCGCTTGTTCTTCAGCTTCATACTCATCATTAGCTAAAACTGATATTGTTTTCCCTACCGATACTATATATTTTTTTTTCATATTATCCCTTTTGCTTGCTCGCTTGTTCGTGTTTAATATAATCTCTCATACTTCTAGCTATTTGACCTATTTGTTGCCAAATATCGTCAATATCCCAATCTTCAACAAGTTGCCATTTATGATTTTCTATAAACTCATCTACTTCTTCATCACTCATCTTTTGCCAATCATCAGGCAATGGCTCAGTAAGAAAATGCTGACTAGCCCACTGTATATCTTTATCTTCTATTTCCATATTATCCCTTTTGTTTATTCGCTTGTTCTTCTTCTTTTACTTCCTTTTGATATCTAATCATAAGGTCTGCTACTTTTGTTATTGCTTTCATCATACTCTCACCTTGATACTCGTCGTTTTCAGATTGTACAGATTTATCTATAATCTGTTTCAAATCAGCTATAACTTGTTTCATGGCGAATATTCTACCCGTGCTTGACGCTGATCTATGTAGATCATTCATTATAGTTAACTGTTCTTGTAGTCCGTTGTTCATTTGATACTCCTCCATTCTTTTATTAATTGTGGCATATATTTTGCCTTTCTTTCTTCTTGATCCTCACGAAACTTTTCAAAGCTATCTGCGTTTGTAGTTTTTATATCGTTGTATTCATCTATCAGCAACTCTGGGTGACAACCATTGTCGATCATATCTTGAAGTTCTTTTAATCTTTTATCTTTCCAGTTCATACGTCATCATATTGTTTTGCTTCTTTGTTAGATATAACTTTATAATCCCAATCAAACATATTGCATATTTGATCTAAAGACCATTTTTTATATTTTTCTACATAAGTTTCATCAGTTTCTTCATCAGATAATATATCGTCCATATGTAAATCAATTAAATATTTTCTTAATTGTTCTTTGTTGTCAAAAACTGATTCATCACTTGTTTGTAAATCTATTCTTAATACTTTCATTTAAAAACACACTCCTAGTTCTTTTAAAGTGTTGGCTTGCTTGTCTGTTATCTCTTTTTCTGAACATACAGATATTGCATTCATCATATGATTATCCCAAAATACGTTGTCGTCTAGCTCTAATTTTTTATCTATGTCCCAAAATTGCTTACAATATTCCCATTCAGACATTTTCTTATCAAATAAGTAATGCTCGCAGTGTTCATATTCTCCAACTTGAATATCAAATTGCACTAGTATATTTTTCTTTTTTGCTTTCATACGTTTTCTTCGTCCTCTGCTTCTATATGATCGTAGTCAACGATCTCATAATCATAACCCTCAGGCAGACCTGTAACCTCTGTTACACAACCGCCGTATACTTCTATTTTAATTGTTTTATTTGCTTTCATTTTTCTTCTACCTCCCAATCAAACATTTCAGCTATTTCTATTGCACCCATTTTATATAATGCTTTGTGATCCTCCTCATCAATGTCAGAATGATAGTAAATAAGCATATCTTTTATTTCTTTTAAAGAATTGAAATGTTCAGTATCTTCAACAAAATGTTCACCACCATAATATTGGTGTCTTTGATTACACCACACAACATATTTTTTCTTTTTTGCTTTCATACGTTTTCTTCGTCTAACTTATTATTTTCTTTCTACATAATATCCTACACTATGTTTTAATGCTTTGCAAGTCTTTTTGTACTCTAAAATTATGCTTTGTTATTGGTTGTTGTTTTGCGTTGATTATTTAATATTATCAAGAGTTTTACAGCTTTTTATATTCGTTCTTAATTTAAGTTATACAAAGTTATTTCAAGCAAAATCCCAGTCCCTTGTCTCTTGCCAAACTTTACCAGAATCTAGCAACAGGTCGCCTGTACCTTGTCGCTTGTGCGTTCGCTTGTGCCTTTTTTATGGAATTTTTCGCTTGTAAGTTGCAACTCGCTTGTGCGTTGGGAGTAAGATATAGATATATATTTCAATCGCTAGTTGCATGATACTTTATTCAGGTTTCAAGGGTCTTTTTTCGTTATCCGTAGGTTAAAAATCTAATAACCTACGGAAAAAACGGTCAAGTTTGGTCAAGACCATCATAACCCAATTTTTTGAGCGCTTTCCTGATGGCTGTTAGTCGCTCTTCTTAGGGAACTTGACCCCTGATCCGTAGGCTGAGAATCTTTTTCAGCGCTACCTACGGATCAGGGCTTAAGCTACTTTATGCTCGCTTACACCCCCTACTAGAAAATCTGGTTGAGTTTTAATTGTCAACTCTTTACCTTCTAATGTTCCGATTTTATATAATTGATCATCAATATAAAAATGATATGTCCTAGTACCGTCATCATGCTTTTTATGTGTTATTCTAGTTTTAACGAAACTGTGCGAATTGCTTTTGCTTGTGCCGATTAAGATTTCATTTGTGCCATCATTTTTAACGCCGTAACACTTTGAACTCTTATATATACAAGCTTGGATTTTATTCCATATTGGATAACTTTTCATTTTTTACCCCTTTTCTATATTTTCTAAACAGTTTTATTGCGTCTTTTTTAGTATAAAAATAATATACTTGCGTATGCCAATAACCCTTAATTATATCAGCAATACGATATGCGCCTTCCTTATTTTTATCTATAACCATAGTCCCATAATATCTTATTGACAAATGATGTCAAGTAGTTTATATTTCAAATCAATGAAAGGGTAAAATATGGTTAAATGCAAAGTTGTAGAAAAAAATATACCGCATAATAAAATACCTAAAAAATATGCGGATATAATTATTAAAAACTTAGCAACTGAAGCAAAACTACTTTTTGAATATGAGGAAGCATGGTTAGACGCAACTAAAAAAGATTATCTTAAACAGGGTAAATTTTGGTTTGAAGATAGTGGTAGATCATTTAGAAGAGTAGAAGCATTAAACGGGGAAATTTGGTATGAAGATGAAATTTCTGAATTTGATCCCGCTTATCCATATACAAAATAATATGAATGAAATAATACTAATAATACTAGGTTGTTTGGTTATGGGCTTTTTTCTATGGCGTGAAGATAAAAAGAAAAAAGAACAAGAACTATCGGATAGGTTACATCAGGCGGAAAACAATATAACTTATTTGAATAACTTAAATAATAGAAAGAGGTTTAAATGAATATTAATTATAATCAGGTAATGAGTTTGAATTCATTTTATGGCGTTAAGTTAAGAGGTAACGAAACCTTTGACGAATTGCTTAAAATAGAACGAGAGTATAGGGAACGAGTAGCGGAAGACCAAGCCCACATTCAACGAATAGATAATCAAGTAAAGAAATATTTTAAATAGAACAACCTACCCTGAAGCCCCCACGTCTAACAACGTGGGGGCTTTCTTTTTGCGCGTGCATACAACTTGCGCGTGTTCCCTGCCCCTTGTTTTTGGTACCTCGATAGAGGTACCAATAGAAGATAAGAGTCCGAAGGTCATTATATTGTTATTTGGTATTGCTAGAAAAGAATTATTATTGTTAGTGTATATAGTCGATTTTGGATGGTTAAAGCCTTATAAACCATTATGAAAAGGGGCCCGTAATCCGTCTTGCTTTATAATAAAATAAGGGATAAATTACTAAAAATTGAAATAAACATTGAAAAAAATTTCAAAAAAAATTTTTCAAAATGCAAATAGACCCAGAAAAAATAAAAAAATTACCTGCAGACGTACGTAAAGACTTTATGAAGATGTACATAAAGCATGGTGAAAAAAAGAAAATTTCTAAAGTTCAGTCTGATTTTTTAAGTTTTACCAAACATATGTGGCCTGAATTTATACAGGGATCCCATCATAAAATTATTGCAGAAAAATTTAATCGAATCTCAAAAGGTAAATTAAAAAGGCTTATTGTCAATATGCCACCAAGACATACAAAGTCCGAGTTCGCCAGTTCCCTGTTGCCGGCCTGGATGATCGGGAGAAATCCTAAACTAAAAATAATCCAAACCACTCACACAGGGGAACTAGCTATTAGGTTCGGTAGAAAAGCTAAGACACTCATGGACTCTCCAGAATATAAGGAGGTTTTTCCAACTCGACTTAGAGAAGATTCACAAGCAGCCGGCCGCTGGGAAACAGCACAAGGAGGAGAATACTTTGCAGCTGGTGTAGGTGGAGCGATCACTGGTCGTGGCGCGGATCTACTCATCATTGACGATCCACATTCTGAACAAGATGCTTTAAACTTAACAGCTCTTGAAAGAGCTTATGAATGGTATACTTCAGGACCAAGACAAAGACTTCAACCAGGCGGTCAAATTGTTTGTGTAATGACCCGATGGAACACAAAAGATTTAACAGGCATGTTAATGCAAGCACAAAAAGAAGCTAAGGCAGATCAATGGGAACTCGTTGAGTTTCCGGCAATCATGCCAAGTGGTAAACCAGTATGGCCGGAATATTGGAATCTAGGCGAACTCGAAACGGTTAAAGCCTCGTTATCACTTGGTAAATGGAATGCTCAGTGGATGCAAAATCCAACATCTGAAGAAGGAGCTATTATCAAACGTGAGTGGTGGAAGAAGTGGGACCACGATGTTTTACCACGGCTGGAACATATTATTCAATCTTATGATACTGCATTTATGAAAAAGGAAACAGCTGACTATTCTGCTATTACCACATGGGGCGTGTTTAGAGAAGATGAAGACAAACCTGCAAGTTTAATTTTAGTGGATGCTATTAAAGGAAGATATGAGTTTCCAGAACTTAGACGAAGAGCATTAGAACAATATAAATATTGGCAACCCGAGACTGTTTTAGTTGAAGCAAAGGCTTCAGGATTACCTTTAACGTATGAATTAAGAAATATGGGCATACCCGTAATTAACTTTACACCGAGCAAAGGAAATGATAAACATACAAGAGTAAACTCGGTGGCACCACTGTTTGAAAGTGGAACCATATGGGCGCCCACTCATAAGAGTTTTGCGCAAGAGGTTATAGAGGAATGCGCTGCATTCCCTTATGGAGATCATGATGACTTGGTCGATAGTATGACTCAAGCTGTTATGAGATTTAGACAAGGAGGATTAATTCCTCACCCTGAAGACTATAAGGACGTAAAATTACCAAAACCAAGAAACGTGTATTATTAATGATTAGAAAGTTAACGACGACTATTCCTCCATTAAAAGGTCCTGCTTCTGGAGGCTTGAATATTGGTTACAAAAAGGATAAAAGTTTATTAATATCGGAGAAAACAAATGGCAGAGATAGACAAGTCTTTACCCAACGTAAAGCAAACAGTAAATATTCCCAGTCCTGAAGAAGTTGAAGTAGCTGAACAAGAAAAAGTAATCCAGCAACAAGAGGCAGGGGACCCTGTTGAAATGCAAGAAAACGAGGATGGAAGCGTTGATGTAAGTTTTGATCCAAATGCAGTTAATCCAGGACAAGATACAGGTCACTTTGCTAATTTAGCAGAATTATTACCTGATAATGTTTTAGATCCTTTAGGAAATAAACTTTACACAAATTACGAAGATTATAAAACATCTCGAAAAGATTGGGAAAGATCTTATACTTCGGGTTTAGATTTATTAGGATTTAAATATGATGATAGATCCGAACCTTTCAAAGGTGCTTCTGGCGCAACACACCCTGTGTTAGCAGAAGCCGTAACACAATTTCAAGCATTAGCTTATAAAGAATTATTACCTGCAGGCGGGCCTGTCAGAACACAAATTTTAGGAATGCAATCTCCTGACAAAGAACAACAAGCAATACGAGTTAAAGAATACATGAATTATCAAATCATGGATCAGATGCAAGAATACGACGCTGAGTTTGATCAAATGTTATTTTATTTACCTTTAGCGGGTTCTGCATTTAAAAAAGTTTATTACGATGACATTATGCAAAGAGCAGTTTCTAAATTTGTTCCTGCAGATGATTTAGTTGTGCCTTACACAGCAACTTCATTAGAAGACTGTGAATCAGTTATTCATATGGTTAGAATGACAGAGAATGAATTAAGAAAACAACAAGTAGGTGGTTTCTATAGAGATATTGAAATAAACCCAGGTTTCTTACATGAAACTGAAGCAGAGAAAAAAGAAAGATCTTTAGAAGGTGTTTCACGTGGAAGAGACGACAGAATGTATACTATTCTGGAATGTCATATTAATTTAGATTTAGAAGGTTTTGAAGATGTAGGTGAAGACGGACAACCTACAGGAATTAAACTTCCTTACATTGTAACGATTGAAGAAGGAACAAGAAAAGTTTTATCCGTTAGAAGAAATTATGAAATAGGTGATGCTAACAAAAATAAAATTCAATATTTTGTACACTTTAAATTTTTACCAGGACTTGGTTTTTATGGTTTTGGTTTAATTCATATGATTGGTGGATTATCAAGAACAGCAACAGCTGCATTAAGACAATTACTTGATGCTGGTACCTTGTCTAATTTACCTGCTGGATTTAAGATGCGTGGAATTAAAATGAGAGACGAAGCCCAAGCCATTCAACCAGGAGAGTTTAGAGATGTTGATGCGCCAGGCGGAAATTTAAAAGATGCGTTTATGACACTTCCTTTTAAAGAACCCTCTCAAACTTTATTACAACTTATGGGCGTCGTGGTACAAGCAGGACAACGATTCGCATCCATTGCGGATTTGCAAGTAGGTGAGGGTAATCAACAAGCAGCAGTGGGCACGACCGTTGCGCTTCTAGAAAGAGGATCAAGAGTCATGTCCGCAATTCATAAAAGATTATATGCGGCAATGAAAAAAGAATTTGTTCTTCTTGCCAGAGTTTTCAAATTATATCTACCTCCGGTATATCCGTACGATGTAGTTGGTGGACAAAGACAGATTATGCAAACTGACTTCGACGATAGAGTAGATATATTGCCAGTTGCAGATCCCAATATATTTTCTCAAACACAGCGAATCTCTCTCGCACAGACGGAATTGCAGCTGGCAACCTCAAATCCACAGATTCATAACCAATATGAGATATACAGAAACATGTATGAAGCTTTAGGAGTTAAAGATATTGATTTAATTTTGAAAAAACCACCTAAACCTATGCCAAAAGACCCAGCATTGGAACATATTGATGCTTTAGCGGGTTTACCTTTCCAAGCTTTCCCTGGACAAGACCACAGAGCACATATTACAGCGCATTTAAACTTTTTAGCAACGAATTTAGTTAGAAATGCACCTATGGTAGGCGGTGCAGTTGAAAAAAACTGTCTTGAACACATTTCTTTAATGGCTCAAGAGCAAATTGAACTAGAATTTAGAGAAGAAATACAACAATTAGGACAAATGATGCAAATGATGAATAATCCACAGGCAATGCAGCAAAATCCTAACCTTCAAAATGACATTCAGCTTATACAAAACAAAATTGAGTCTAGAAAAGCTGTTTTAATTGCTGAAATGATGGAAGAATTCATGAAAGAAGAGAAAAAAATTACTTCTCAGTTCGATCATGACCCAATTGCTAAACTAAGAGCAAGAGAATTAGATCTTAGAGCGATTGATGATGAATCTAAGCGAAAAGCTACAGAGCAAAAACTTAATCTTGACCGTATGAGAGCAATGATGAATCAAGATAATGTTGAAGAAAAACTTGACCAAAACGAAGAATTAGCTAATCTAAGAGCTGATACTTCTATTGAGAAACAAGAAATGGCTAATGAGTCTAGAGAAAAATTAGCTAGAATAAGACCAAAAACAAACGGAAGAGGATAAAAATGACAAAAGGAAAAGGCTACGCACCATTAGGAAAATCTAAAGTTATTCCTTCACATGATGCAAATAGAAATAATAAAGCTGTTCCAAAAAGCGGAGATAAAAAAGATACTAACTCTGTTACTGGAACAAGAGCTGCCAGACCCCAGAAGCCTGTAACTTGGTACTAATATGGCTTGGTTCGGACTAGCAAAAATGGCTCTTCAAGCAGGAGCTAAAATATATTCAAACAGACAAAGAGCAAAAGTTGCTATGTCTGATGCACAGCTTTTACATGCTGAGCGACAAGCTCGCGGTGAGGAAGCTTACCAGGGCAAACTTTTAGAAGCCCGTCAAAACGACTATAAGGACGAATTCGTCCTCGTGATTATTTCGGCGCCCATCATTGTTTTAATGTGGGCAGTGATGTCCGACGATCCGGCAGCTATGGAGAAGGTAAAACTCTTTTTTGAGTACTTCCAGTCGCTTCCTAGTTGGTTCACAAACCTTTGGATACTTGTAGTTGCTTCAATTTTTGGTATAAAGGGAACACAAATATTTAGAAACGGAGGGAAAAAATAATGGCTAGTAGATTTTTTAAAGCATTTGAATTTATAGGAGGCAGAGGAGATAAAGGTCTTAAACCTATATCTATTGTAGGTGTAAAACCAACTATTGGACTTGCAAAAACAAAAACATATAAAAAAAAATTAGGTGTTAAAAAAAGATAATGAAAAAACTAAAAAAAGTAGCAAAAGCCTTAGACAAAGCTTCTAAGTTACACAAAAGACAATCTAAAATTATTAAAAAACATATTAAGGAAACGAAACATGGTAAGAAGTTTTTATAAAGACGGAAAAATAGTTGATGGACAAAAAAAGATAGCAAGCGCTGCTAAACCTTTTGATAAAATAACTGGCGAAGATTTTAAAGCGTTAAAAAGAAAAAAAGCAAAAAGCGGTGGTAGAGTAAGAGCTGCTGATGGTCTATGGGCAAACATTCATGCTAAAAGAGCTAGAATAAAAGCTGGTTCAGGTGAAAAAATGAGAACACCTGGATCTAAAGGTGCACCAACTGCTAAAGCTCTTAAAGAAAGTCAAGCATAATGTTTTCAATGATTGGAGTTAAAGGTGGAA